CAAAACCCTTGTAGTAAAAGCCTTTGTTTCCATGTTGGCTCTCCTTTTCCTCAAAGTGCATAGAATCCACAGATACAAACTCAAAGTCTAACACATCGACCATATACTCGTCGTACCCGTAACTAGTTTTTTGTAGGCGATCGTCATAGTGAGATTTAGTAAGGTTTCCCGAATTGTTTCCCTGATTATTTTTAGATTTCTCAGCTATCTTTTTAAACTGCTCCTCAGTAAGCTGCCCGCCAGACAACCTTTTTAGCTCTTGTATTGGCATACGTTTTACGTCACCAGCATATACTACATCCTCAAAATTAGGGTCGTCGGTATGGCTGTGTACAAAAGACACTGGGTCGACATATTCAAGGGATATACCCTTATTTGGGTCGTTCTTCCTCTTAACAACAGACATCCCCAGCGCGACGAGATCGTTAACAGCTCTTCTATATGTTGTGTCAGAAAAGTTACTCCAGGCTAGCGTCATGTTTGTGCCTATCTGCGCGGCTATCTCTGCGTCAGTTTTTATGTTTGTATCCATAAATATCTCAGCCTCCTCTAAGGTATCTGGGATAGCATCAGGGTCCATATCTAAAACAACCCCTGTTTTCTCCTTCAGCGATCGAAGCAGTTCCTTTGCCTCCACTTGCATTTTTATCTTATCTTTTTTCTTATTCTTCTCGGAAGAGGATAGAGGATCTATGGATTCTAAATTAGGGTATGGGTCCCTCGAGAGTATCTTGTTTACAACGATTTTTACGAACTTCGGTAAAATAGGTACTGGGGTGTAATCTAAATTAAGGAGACTTCCGTCGCCCTTATTCGGGGATAGAGAGTTTAGTAATTGCTTATATATACTCGTATCTTGAGTGCCATTAGCATAGTCTCTATTCCTTTCAAAAATCTTATTTCTTTTACCCAGCAAAGACGAACTCTCGTTCATCGAGCCCCACTGGGAATGAATAGCCTTCGCATATTGAAGCCCGTATGAATCGGACTCTTTTATTTGCTGGTCTGCCAGTGGGTCGGGGAAGCCGCCCTTTTTGTTTACGTCGTCGTTCATATTATGCAAATATAGTGAATCAACCGATTACTTGATATCTCCTAAAGAACTTGCGTTCAGTAAAATCAGTTACAGCTTTAGGCCTAGATTTCTGTGCCGCTAAAAGCGCTAATCCTGAGCTAATCGTTAAGTCAAATTTTGTTCTTTTGTCTATTTTAAATCCTATCCAGTCCTCCATTGTATTGTTGAAATACATCTTACCCATGTCTCCTGAGTCATAATTGATACCTACGTGATCGTGTATATAGGCCTCAATAGAGTGGGCGTGCGCCTGGATTACGTCCTGAGAGTTTGAGGGGATTCCCTTGGTCTTTACCTTAACGGTTACTGAAGACCCCTTAAGGTGCTCTGGTCTATCCATTAGGTATCCATCATAACCTCTTGACTCAAAGTATCTTACAATGCCGTACTTGTTGTTTTCCACGAGGAGGGGGTACCCGTAAAAAAAGGCTGCCATTAAAACATCCTCATAGAATATTTTAGCAAGATCTGGACGTGAGGCATACTCCACCACAAACATATTAGAGGGGTTTTCTATATGGAATTTATTGTAGAGATGTAGAGCTCCCTTTGACCCTCTACCGTCTAAGGTAGCATCGAGATCATAGGAGTCAACTCCCCCACAACCCCTATCCGCAAACGGAGCAACCTTTTGACCTCTGTCGTTTTTTATAACATTACGCTGTTCCTTAGGTGGCATCCACGCAACCCTAAATCTACCGTTAACGTCGGGGCTAAACACAACCTCCTTATCCTTCTCCTTCCATATAAAGTTACCCTTAATTACGGGGTTGGGGAAGAGCTCGTCGTTATGCTCTATTTGCTGGTATATCTTACCTATATTAAATAGGCTGCCCTCAATGCTGTCCCTAAAGGCCTCATCTTCAGTAAAAGGGAACTGCCTCGTCACCTCGTTCAGCTCCGAGGGGTCATGCTTTAGAGCCTCTCTCTCGTTTTTTAGATACCTTTTAGATCCTATAATTACATCGTCCCCATCTACACCCTCTATTGGAGTGTCGGGAGTATCTATAACTGGAAGTCCGTGGATATCAAAAAACCCTTCTAAAGATTCTTGGGCTGGTATAAACAGCCTATATAGTCCGCTTACCGTCCTACCATTTGCGTTCCTCTCCAAAGGATCCGAATCCTTCCATAGATCTTTGTATTGTTTCCCCCCCTTGTCCATCGGATTTACTGTGCTTCCGACAAGTGCCTTTCCTACGATTTTCCTTCCGACGATCAAACACGTCCTTTGAATCCTCCAAGCGTCCCTTATGTCTGTAGGTCTTTCCCATTTTCCTGCTTCGTCTAAATATAACAGGTGTAATTTTTCACCGTCATATGCATTGTTAGTTGTGTTTTTCCAATTGATAACCGTATTCAAAGCCTCCCCCATTTGTGAGGTTTTATTCTTCTTGGTTATTCTCTTCGACGGCTCCCGAAAAGCCAACTCCATACGGGGGTTGGTGGTTCCGTCTTGAATAGGCTTAAAGAAGAATGGGTAGTTTCTAAACATATAAACCACCTTCTTCATAAAAATATTCTCCTGGGCGTCCTTACCAGTCTTGGACTGTATACCCATAAGTTTGTCCTTTACTTGTGTCGCTTCGTCCACAAGCACAGCTGAGCATATATTGGTGTATCCGCTACGACGGCATTTAGTATATAGCTGACCTATACATCTAGGATCGATCTCACACGCGGCCATATGTAAGAATATATCTCTTTGGAAATTTAAGAAAAATGGATAGCCTATATCAAGCTTTGTCCATTGAAGCATCATGTAGTGACGCCCCGTAATATATGTAGCTGTATCGTTGTTATAAAACCAAAAGCCCTCACGCCTACGCCGAAACTCTTCCTCGATATATGGATGAAACCTCGATCTGAACTCTCTTGGCATCTCCTCCCACTCATCCATAGAACGAATACGAGACAGTTCCTTCTGCAGAGGTATCCTTCTCCACACTTGCAGAGCGTTTGACTTCTTATATCCGACAATGTCTTTCTTCGGCGGCCTTTTAGGAAGGCAAATGAGTAGCCCACCGAGCTCGATAACCTCACCCTCCGTACCGTTGGGGCAAATTTTAACAGCGGGGGTATCATACTCTTCAACATCTAAAAGGATGCTCAAAATGTTTGTCCAAATCTATTGGATCTAAATCCTGGAGCCCCAGACTTAGGGTTGGCTAGCTCCATGTATTTATCGCAGCCCTCACATTTAATATCATGTATCACACCCTCCCCTTCGATATATCTTATTGTTACACCTGATTTATCTACAACCTCGTCTTTGCACTCACATTTATACTCTGCCATTTTATTTAATTTTTTTTACGTTTAGATCCCTTTAGTCTTGACTTCTCTGCTATACCTCTATTTTTAGAGGCTTTCATTACTTTAACTCTAGTTCCTTTGTGGTGTATATCCATCCCATCCCCTTTTTTCACTAGCCCCATCTTAAGGAACCTTCTCCGACGTCTATTCCTCCCTGCTCGGTTTTTCTTCTGCGCGGAAGAGGATTGAAATTTACTGTACTCCTTTTTATAGTCTCTTTTTTTTAATTTCATAGAGTCAGTATAGCACGGTTATTGTTCCGTTAAACTCAAACACACTTGCGTTTACAGCGCTATGGGCTGTAATAGTATATACATACACCCCTGCGGCAACGTTTGCGTCCCACTCATCCATGTTAGACGCACTAATCCATACTAACCCGCCCCATCTGTTGTAGATTCGGGTTTCCCATTGTCCCCAGCACGCACCGTCTGCAACAACTTGCCAAGTGTCGTTCCAGTTATCCCCATTGGGGGTAACGGCATTGGGAGCAAAAATTGAGGTTTCGTCACAAGGAAATATCTGATCGCAAGCCTCTCCTGTATTGCAATTAATATATATAGACTCAGCTACAAACTCAGTTATAGTATCCGTTTCATAAACGTAGATGTACTCATATACAACCGTCTCAACATACATCGTATCGGTTAAGTAAATATACTCATACTGAACAAGAGTGTCTGTTTCTACCAATATAATAGTGTCATAAATATACTCTAGAACATCTACGTACTCTATAAGTTCTATGGTATCTGTGGAATATATGTAGTCCGTTAACCAAAGGGTATCTATCGTTATCCACTCAACGTCTATGTACTCTACTATAGTGTCAGTTAGATACTCGGTAACATCTACGTATACTGTGTCACATGCGGGAAGGGCGCAGTTTATAACGAAATTATTAGATAGGTCTACGTCAGGGTAGTTCTGAGTTTGAGCCGCACCGCTGCCATTTACGGCCCAGCCTCCTTCCTCTACCCCAGCTGTTCGGGATAGGTTAAGTTGCCATACAACTAACTCGGTGCATAAGGTGTCGTTAGCTAACATCTCCGCCCAACAATCACTAGCTAGAGGAGTATCATATACATTAGCACTCCATATATCCCCGCTCTCTAATGCCTGGTTTCCCCAAAGAGAGAACACCTTCCACGACCATCCTGGGTGAGAAACCCCCGAAGTGCACCCCCAGTTATAGTCTAGTCCGTCTACGTGAAGTCCTAGCACAATATGACTTACAGTTGTATTGTTAGATACGGGTGGGCTACCGTTAGTCTCACAGGTTGTGCCTTCAGACGTAAGCTCATTACACCCACAGTTCTCACTATTTATAGCCTCGATGACTATATCCCCCGTAGCTGCATCCCAGCTAGTTATAGCTACATCGCACTGCGCATATAGAACGTTGTTAAATACAAAAACGCTGTATAAAATCCATAGTAGAGAGAGGAGGTTTAGTCGCATGGGAGTCCGTAGTTCTCTAGGAATAATAACAAATCCTGTACATCAATCTCTCCGTCATCGTCTAAATCTCCTGGGCAAGACTCCTGTATGCATGAAGCGTATGCTGGGTGTTCCTGAAGCAGCGGGTATACAAACCCGTCTCCGTTTAAAACAAAGGCAGTCCCTATGTCTGCACAGTATATTATAGTGTACCCTCCAGTTGGCAAGCCGAAGTAGTGTGATAAACCCTCGCAGTCTTGGTACTGGAAATTAGTCCATTTCTCTGCGCCAACAGAGGTGAACACATGCTGATTGCACTGAGCTGAGGCAAACCCTAAAGTAAACGCCAGGACAAAGAATATAAAAAGATGTTTCATATAGCAAATATACGTTATATTTCCACCGCCTCTTCTCTATTAAGGAAGAGCTCTAATTGTTCCACTATTGGGGAACACTCACTATCATGGGTCTCGTGGTCATATCTACCTGCCCCCCAGTCTCCTGACCTTCTGTCTTCGTAGTGGTGTATGGAGTGGCAATTAGCACATAAAACCTCGCACTTCTCTACCTCCTCCTTTACCGTCCTGAAGATATACCCCTTACCTATAAG